GCCTCGTATGCGGCTCTGGCGAACTGCTCTTGCTCAATGCCCCACTGGATGGCCGCACTGGTGTAGCCCTCTGCTCGGTTGCCAGTGATTCGCTCCAGGACTAGCTGAGTCATGTAGTGGCCACGATCAGCGCCGTAACCGGTCTTGGTCTTCGCTAGCACTTTGTGCAGATTGCTGGCGGTGACTTTACCCAGACGCTGCTGGAACCACTCGTCGGTGCGCTGCTCATCCACGGTAACTCCTTACTTTTAACATTTCGTCTGCCATCTCATAAGCCACTTGAGCAATGTCAATTTCGTGTTCTGCCCAATCAGGCAAAAAGCCCCCTGATTTACTCCAAATACCCTGCAAAACTTGAGCCGCAAAGTAATCGCGCATGGTCATGCTGTTGGCATAGCCGCCGTACTTAGACAGCCATGTGTCATAGTTTTCGTTTGTGTTGGTGTCTTTCATGCTGCTTTCTCCTGCTTGGCACGAGCGATCCTGGCTGCTTTGGCCTCGATCACCTTCTTGATGGAGTCCTGGTGGCCTTGGCAAGCCTCGTAGGCCTGTTTGTAGACAGTCTGAAGCTCTTCCCCGGTCACAGTGGCATCGATGGCTGCAAGCCAATCTGTAACGTCAGGCGCATCACCCTCGGGCAGATCTTCCCCGGCATAGATGTACAGGCCCAAACCATGTAAGCTAAGAGCCTTAGTCATGCAGCGCATGATGGCCGTGTTGACCGCAAACGCATCTGGGTTAGGGATAGCCTTGTTGCGGTGATCCATAACCGGAAGCTGGCAGGTCATGGGCTTACCAAAGATCGTCACAGTGACCCAAACCAGCGCAGTGCCTCCTGGCAGGGTCATGAACGGCTCTTCGGTGTATTGGTCGCGCTTGAACGTCTCGACCTTGAATGTGGCTGTTGGATCAGCCTTCAGGGCCTCAGCCCAGGCCCAAGCCCACGATAAGTAGGTCAGGTTGGACTTCTTCTCGGTATGCTCGTTGACGTTAGTCTTGAGCAGATTCTCGATACTCATCTTCTCTCCTTAAAGACCGCTGCGGGATGCTGCGGCATGGAGTGGATTGTACAGTTAACTTAACGCCACACAAGACTTTTTCATAGGGACTTACCCTAACCCGTGGCCAGTGAATGTAGAGTACACTGTACGGATGACCAAAGAAGAGGCGATCAAAAGGGCGGGTTCTCAAGCTGCACTGGCTCGGATACTGGGCGTGTCCAGGGGCGCAGTGAATCAATGGAAGCAGATGCCACAGGGCCGCGTCTATCAACTGATGGTCATAAAACCAGAGTGGTTTGTAGGGGCTTGACAAGTCCACAGAAATCCTAGACACTCCATTCCGTTGCCGTGGAAAGCGACAAGTGAAGGCCGGTTACTCATGCTCTCGCCCTTGGTTCAAATCCTAAGGGTTTCCACCGAGGGCAGTAGTAACCGGCTTTTTTGTTTCCTCCTTGGCATCCGTACTCCACACGATAGCAAGACTTCAACCTGAGGGCGTGGAAGAAAAGGGTAGCCGGTATGCCGCAAGGCTAGGGGGCAGTTCCCGAACAATCCGGTGGGCTGGTCGAATCGTCAAGCCTGGGGCGTACTGTATCCAATCAGTAGCATGACGATCCCTTCAATGGGGGGTGAACCTAACTCGTCCTTCCTCACACTCTGTGGGGTAGGGGGGTCTTTGGGGTGAACCATATGAATTATGGTGTTTATGAATCATGTTAAAGACATTTAGATGATCCACTACCACGGCACACCGATAACACCAAAACACGCTCTGATGAGCATGGCAGGACAGCACTTCTGCATTTCCTACTTCAGGCCAGACAACTTGAAGACCTGTTTGCAAATCGGACAGTCCCTGATGTTAGACAACGGTGCTTTCAGCTGCTTCACTCGTAAAGTTGATTTTGACTTGCATGGCTTTTATGAGTGGTTAGAGCCAATCCTTGGACACCCACATTGGGCAGTCGTGCCTGATGTAATCGGTGGTGATGTGGACACACAGCGCAAGATGGTCAAGACTTGGCCTTATGGCAAATCGTTCGGCATCCCTGTCTGGCATTTGGGTCTGCCTCTTGACTACCTGTTTGAACTATGCGACGAGTGGGGTAGGGTTTGTCTGGGTTCCTCTGGTGACTATTGGCAAGTAGGATCACCCAAGTGGTCTGCAAAAATGGATGAAACCTTCAATGCCTTGTCGAAGAGATACGCTAGATTGCCGTGGACTCACGGTCTACGGATGCTTGGCATGGGCAACGAAAGATGGCCGCTTTCAAGCGCAGACAGCACAAATGTGGCACTTAACCACGGTTATCAAACGGAATGCGCCGGTTGCATGGCAAAGCGCATCAATGCAGCAAACCCACCCACCAAATGGAAAAACATCCCAACACAGGAGACTTTATGCTTTACCTAGCAATCGCAATTTATGCAGTCGCAATGACTGTGGCCAATCTTTTGGTTGCCCAGTTCGGGCCTGCCATAACGCCTATAAACGCTTTTTTCCTGATCGGCCTAGACTTAGCACTTCGAGACTGGCTGCATGTCAGGCTCAAGATGTGGCAGATGGGATCACTGATTGGTGCAACTGGTCTGTTGACCTTTATGCTCAACCCTGCCGCCGGGATGATTGCGGTGGCATCTGCTGCTGCGTTTACTGCCGCTGCAATCGTAGACTGGACTGTATTCGCAAAGATTCCGGGTACTTGGCTAAAGAGAGCGAACGTCAGCAATGTGGCGGGAGCGGCTGTGGACTCTTTGGTGTTTCCGACAATCGCATTCGGCGTCTTGATGCCGCACATTGTTGCGATGCAGTTTCTGGCAAAGGTGGTAGGCGGTGCTGCCTGGGCTTATGTTATCAACAGAGTTACATGGAGGAAAAGCAATGTTTGAGAGTGGGTTTGATCGTTTCTGGACAGCATGGCCCAAGTCATTCAGAAAAGGCGGCAAAGCAGCCTGTTTAGCAAAGTGGAAGAAGACCTACTGCGAGACGTGTGCAGATCAGATCATCAAGCACGTTGAGTGGATGAAAACAACCGATCAGTGGCGAAAAGACAACGGTGCATTCATCCCAGCACCACTTGTTTACCTAAATCAGCAGCGTTGGGATGGGGCAGAGATTCCAGAAATCAAAAAGCCGCTTACCATGGAGCAAGAGTACCAACAGCGTATTGCCAACACAGTACCGATGCCAGACCACATCCGGGAGCGGCTGGCTCAGATCAGGCGAGGCGTATGAGCGCAAACGAAACCCAAGTGGGCGGCACACACTACACGGCCAAAGCGATCCAGCCTTGGGAGGCAATGCAGGCCTGGATGACCGAGGAGGAGTTTTGCGGATTTTTGCGAGGAAATTGCCTGAAATACCTCGTGCGGTACAAGGACAAGGGCGGCGTAGAAGACCTACGCAAGGCCCGGCACTACCTGGATAAACTGATCGAAATGAATGTAAAACCATGACCCATGAGCAAGCACAAAAAATCCTCGACAAAGTACGCGAGGGTGTTGCCTACCCGGCCAGTATTGTGGATTTCGCCCTACAGCTCACCGGAGACCTTGATGCACATGAGGCGCACGGAAGCCAGGGAATGGGTAGAGCGATACAAACGCAAGGCCAGACAAGTTGGGGCAGAGCAGGCCAGGATTTGGTGGGGCGTAATCATCTCGGCCATTGAGCGTAAACGTGGCCTGGATGCTGCAACCGAACTGCGTAGACTCATGAACGAGGAGCGTAAGAAATGACCTTTATGGTTCAGTTTCCGATTGACGCGCCACCAGTACCGAAGGGCAGGCCTAAATTCAGCAAGATCGGTGGCTTTGTCCGAACCTACACGCCCAGAAAAACCAGCGACTATGAAACGATAGTGCGGGAAACCGCAAAGCAGGCAATGGGGCCAACTGAAGTCCTAGAAACGCCTGTAGCCGTCTATCTGTACATTAGGCTACCTATCCCTAAGTCATACCCTAAAAAGCGCCTGGAGGCCTGTTTACGGGGCTTGGAGAGGCCAACTAAGAAACCGGACATAGACAACCTCGCTAAAAGTGTCCTAGATGGGCTAAATGGTGTGGTTTATGTGGATGATGGCCAGATCGTCAGCCTCCATGTGACCAAGGTCTATTCTTCTGCTCCGGGTGTGGATGTTCTCATCAAAGAAGAATTGCCATAAAAAATGGCCCCGTAGGGCCATTCTTACCGCTTGCCTAGGATGATCCTCAGCAATAGGGCTAGTCCAGCATAGAGCATCCAGAGGCCTCGATTTGTTC